CCGTAGAACGCTTTTAAAGACGGGGCGGGTATCCAAGGGCGACGGCAAGGACGTTGACCATAAGGATCGCAATCCGGGGAATAACAGCCCAAGCAATTTGCGGGTCCAGAGCAAATCAAGAACCCGTTCTCGGAACTCTAAAAGTTTATTGAAGTAGGATTATTGATGGCAAATTATTCAAGCAAGCCAACTAAAGTTCGCAAGACGTTGTTAAAGCCCAAGCGCAAAACGTATTTGAAATAGGAAATCATCATGGCATTGAAGACAAAGAAGGCGACGAAAGAGCCTGCCCGTCGTAGGGCGAGGGCTCATAATTCGGACGGCAGTTTTAAGGCTGACGATCCAACGACGCCTAACGTCAATGAGGCTTTTACGATTGAGGTGCCGGACATGGACGCCAAAAGGCGTGAGGATCAACGTGCCAAGCCTGCCGGAGTTCGGAGTAGCTTACGGCGTCTAGGCGGCAAGCTGGTTTAGCTTTGAGGGCGTGTCTGCCGAGCGCAATTACGGTTGCACAGGCAAATGCGTTATCTGAGGCCGTTGGATATTTAGATTTTGAAGACCCGAAGGTTTCTGGGCTTGTTAGGATCATCCGTGAATTTGCCCCCATATCGACGGTTTCGCCTTCGTATTGCCGGGTCGAGCATCGGCCGGAAGGTCACCCTTGGCATCAAGACACTGGCACGATTGACCACATGGCTTGGTGCAAATATTCGGCGTCTATTTTGCTGACAGACCCCAAGGAATTTTCGGGGGGCGGTTTTTATTTTAGGGATACCCCCGACAACCCAATTTTTCATTATTTGGATTTATTATTCTTTTCTGGTGGCCGCGATAATGCCCATCAAGTAACGCGAAATAGTGGTGAGCGGAAGGCGCTAATCATGTTTTTTGGGGAGCAAGCCGATAGCTAAAACCCAGAAAATTATAATCCCATATAAGCCCCGGCCATTGCAGGCAAAATTTGATCGGGGTTATAAGCGTTTTTCGGTCGCCAGTTGTCACAGACGCTTCGGCAAAACGGTCATGGCTATTAACTGGCTTTTGAAGGAAATCCTTACTTGTCCCCATCCAAGGGCTCAAGGGGCGTATATTAGCCCGACTTACGGCCAAAGTAAGCGTATTGCTTGGCAAATGCTTCGGGATTACGCCGGGGTCATTCCGGGCGTTAAGTTTAACGAAGCAGAGTTGCGGTGCGACTTGCCGGACGGGAAGCGGATCTGGTTGCTAGGGGCCGAGAACCCGGACAGCCTTCGGGGTTTACGCTTAGATGCGTGTTGTTTAGACGAATTTGCCGACATGAACGCCCGGCTATACCCGGAGATCGTGAGGCCAGCCCTTTCAGATTTCGGGACCGGAAAATGTTTGTGGATCGGGACGCCGAAGGGCGAGAACCAATTTAAGGAAATTTACGATTACGCTTTAGAGCGCATGGAAAAAGACGACGACGAATGGTTTGCCATGCGTTTCCCGGCTAGTGAGACGGGGGTCTTGGCTCAGAAAGAGCTTGATGCTGCCAAGGCGACGATGGATGAAAGCCAATATCAACAGGAATTTGAAGTCAGTTGGAGCGCCGCGAGGGTCGGGGCTTTCTTTGCTACGCAATTAGATGCCATCGATACGAAGGGGCAGATCGGCTCTGTGCCGTGGGAGCCAAATCTCCCTGTAACAACTAGCTTTGACTTAGGCATTTCTGACGCAACGGCGATTTGGTTTTACCAACAGTTGCCGCGTGAAAACGTCGTCAGAGTTATTGATTACTACGAAAATACGGGCGAAGGATTACACCACTACATTAAGGAATTACAGGCGAGGCCGTATACCTATGATCGGCATCTGTTCCCCCACGACGTTATGGTCCGAGAACTCGGATCGGGAAACAGCCGCTATGAAATTCTGATGAGCTTGGGGGTTCGCCCAACCGTTGTACCTAAACTAGCCGTCATGGACGGCATTGAAGCGATCAGAGCGTTAATCCCCAAGTGCCATTACGATCGCGGCAATTGTGCCGAGGGCTTAAAGGCACTGAGACATTATCACCGACAGTTTAACGACCGGACTGGCGACTGGAAAGACAGGCCAAACCACGACTGGTCAAGTCATGCCGTCGATAGTTTTAGATACGGCGCTTTAGGGCTCCGCGATAATGACGATGATTTTAGACAGGTTGCTAGAACCGGGCGGCTATCGAATGGGCAACCCGTGATGACGGCCCCGGATGTCGCATTTGGCTGAAATCATCCCCGCCTGTTACGGCGACTTGGTTTACATAGCCCGAAATATGAGGGCGTTAGATGCTGAAGAAATATTACCGCTGACATGGACGGGGAAACCAGAAGACTTAGCCCAGCGGATATCTGTATCTGGCGGGCTGGCCCATGTTGCGCTCTCTGGGGTGATGCCTGTCGCTACGTGGGGGGCAAACATGACGCGCCCGAATTTCTGGAGTGTGTGGATGTTCACGACAGATCGATGGCCCAAAGTGGCGTTGACGGTGACCCGGCACATAAGGAATGAATTAATACCAGCCCTTGTTGCTGACGGAGCCGTTAGAGCGGATTGCTGGAGCATGGAAGGCCACGACGTCGCCCATAAATGGCTTGAGATGTTAGGTGCGACCAAAGAGGCCACAGTTGAAGACTACGGCCCGACCCGGAAAAAGTTTCATTGTTATTCATGGACGCGCTCACGATTAGAACGCGATGGAGATTTCGATTATGTGCGTAGGACCATTGGCCCCAAAAATGCCAAAACCGCCCCCAATGCCAGCCCCTGTGGTTGTCGAGCCGCTGCCAACGCGAGACGATCCCGCCGTGAACGAAGCCGCGACGGCTACCCGGCGTCGGAGATTAATGGCTAAAGGTCGCAAATCAACAATTTTGACGGGCTCAAGCGGTGACACCGCCTCTGCTAACGTCGGCAAAACATTGCTGGGCGCGTAATATGTGTGAATCTAATGACGGCGGCGATGGCGGCGGTTCAGCCGGGGGCATTCGTCAAAACAGAAACCATGACGGGAATAAAGCTAACCCGTCAATGACGCCAAATAGAACAAATTTAAGTGCGGACCAAGCTGTCAGCATCGCCAATAACCCCTTTTCCCCGCATAACAAAGGGCAAATCGGGGAAGGCATTTTAGCTGCCGCCCAACCGATTATTCCCGGCGGCATCCCGCTCGGTGCGGCCAGAACCTTTGCTTTGATGAACGATAACAAACGTAAGGCAGGCACACCGTCTCCTAACGACAGCGGTTCTTCCAGCAACCCAAAACGCGCCGTTGCTGGCAAAGTAAAAGCCAATTCAAAAAAAACGGCATCTTTAGCTAAAGACATAGATGACGATCTCGGCGGCGATGAGGCCGTCCTTGCTCCAAGCCGGAAAAGACAAAACCGACAATCAACCATGTTGACGGGCTCACAGGGCATTAAAGGCCGTGCGAACATTGGCCGCACTTTGTTGGGCGCTTAATATGTGCGTCCCCGGTGCTTACGGAAATAAGAAACAATCTGGCGGCACAAAGATGGCGTCGTCATCGCCGGGCGGCAGGCTAGACCAAGCCCAACGCGCCAACGCTTCGACCAGCGGCGGCGGTACAAACGGCTCAACAATATTGTCGGGCACCCCGCGTAACAGCGGCGTAGATGCCTTACGCAAAAACACATTTTTAGGGGTCTAGCTATATGGACAGCAACGAAATTTTCAAACGCTTCGATTCATTAAAAACGGGTCGCGGTACTTGGGAAAGCCATTGGGAAGAAATCGCCGAGCGTGTCTTGCCGAGGTCTGCCGAGTTCACTGGTGAACGGACCCAAGGCGACAAGCGAACCCACAAACTTTATGACGCAACCGCCGCTTTGGCTTTGGAGCGTTTCTCCGCCGCTGTCGAAAGTCTTTTGACCCCACGCGGTGCAACTTGGCATACGCTAAGATCAACCAACCCAGAATTAAACAGAGACGATGAAGTCCGCCTTTGGTTCGACAAAGTCCAACAGACAATGTTCGCACATCGGTATTCGCCAAAGGCCAATTTTGCCGGGCAGACCCATGAAGGCTATATGAGCCTCGGCGCTTTTGGTACGGGCATTACTTTTGTTGATGAAGCCCCGACCCGTGGTGCAATCTACCGGGCGATCCATTTGGCTGACGCTTTTATTGCTGAGAACGAGCATGGTCAAATTGACACGGTCTTTAGACGCTTTGAAGTCTCAGCCCGGCAAGCTATGCGAATGTTTGAAGACGGCGACCTATCCGACGACTTACGCAAGACGGCAAACGACAAGCCCGATGAGAAAGTTAAGCTTCTCCATGTCGTTATGCCTCGGACAGATCGTGATCCAACCCGGCGCGACCGCAAAAATACGCCGTGGTTCTCTGGCTATTATGAAATTAAGACAAAAAATTTGATCGAAGAAGGCGGGTTTGAAACCATGCCTTACATCGTCAGCCGTTATGTCACGGGCCCACGCGAGACATATGGCCGTAGCCCGTGCATGACAATCCTGCCGGACATCAAAATGATCAACGAGATGTCAAAGACGGTTATACGTGCCGCGCAAAAAGTAGTCGATCCACCCCTTTTAGTCGCGGATGAGGGCGTTATGTTCCCCATAAACACGAACCCCGGAGCGGCGACCTTTGCACGAATGGATGGCCGGAACCAACCGCCTATTCAGCCATTACAAACGGGAGCGCGGGTAGACATTGGCTTTGAGATGATGGAGCAACGCCGAAGAGTAATAAATGACGCTTTTTTAGTGACTTTGTTCCAAATCTTGGTTGAAACACCATCTATGACCGCGACCGAAGTTTTGCAACGGGCTCAAGAAAAGGGCGCTTTATTAGCTCCAACCATTGGTAGGCAGCAAACCGAGATGCTAGGGCCGCTGATTGAGCGTGAGTTCGACATCCTCGACTCTCAAGGTTTAATCCCACCCTTACCCCCGGCACTTATTGAGGCTGGCGGCGAATACGAAATTGAATATGTCTCCCCGCTATCTCGCGCCATGAAGGCCGAAGAGGGCGTTGGAATACTTCGGACGCTTGAAATGGTCCAGCCTATCGCGGCTGTCGATCCGGGCGTCATGGATAATTTTAACACTGACGAAATCACGCGCATTTTGGCCGATACCAACGGGGCACCACAACGAATTTTGCGGAGCCAAGACGAAATCGCTGGGATGCGCGACCAAAGAGGTCAGCAAGAGGCCATGCAGGCTGGATTGTCAGCCGCGCCACAAGCGGCAGACGCCGCCCTTAAAGTCGCGCAAATATCTGAAATGGGCCAGCTAGGGCCGTCGCAGGGGTAACAGTCTTGTAGTAAAATAGAATTGTGTTAATGTAGTTTTGTTTTGTTTTGTTTTGTTAAGTTAAACGTCTCAAGTTCTAGCTTGAGGCGTTTTTTTATCTGTCAATAAAAATTACGGCTCTCTTGCCCACATTTTGCCCAACAGACCAGACGTTATAACCATAAAAATATGTGTAACTGTCATCATTAACAAGAACACGAAATTTCTCAGTTTTTGCTGAACCCTCCAGTTCTGCTTGAACAGAAATTTGAGGCTCAAAGCATTTGCGTAATTGGATTTGATCTGAAACCCAGCTAACGCAAACAGTTTCGCCAATAAGATTTATGAGAGCGGCAGTAATGCTCTCGCGGTCTTTAGCAACGTATGGTGTTTCCATAGTCTTTTCCTTTTTGGTTAGACTACAAAAACACAATTCCATATTTATAATGTATTTCTGCAAAATCGTTTTTTCTTAACGACCCCATTATTATAGCACATTGCTTTTTGAGCTTTTGCCAAAACAGGCGTTTTTAGCCGTTTTAAAAAAATAAGTTATTGATGTCATTAAAGAAAAAAAGTTGAAAAAAAAGCTTTTTTAGGTTTTTGGCAATTTTGTGATTTTTTAGAAAAGGCCCTTATTTGAGCAAACCACAACAAAATAAAGTTCAAGCTGAAATCATGCAGGCTTATCGGGACGTTTTCCTCCACACGCCACAAGGTGAAATCATTTTTAAAGATATGCTGAAAGTTTCTGGCCTGTATCAGATGTCAGGTTTCAGAGACAACGCCGAACTCCAGCACATGGAAGGCGGCAGAGACATGGTGCGCCGGATCATCACGATCCTCGCATTAGATGAAAACCAAATAACCAAACTTGCAATAGGAGAAACGATTAATGCCGAATGATCTAGACGGGTCCGTACTTGATGCGGGTAACCCAGAAGACGCCGGGTCAACCCCCGCTTCTTGGAACGAAGGTTATGACGACCTTGTCACTGCAAAGGGCTGGAGCGGCCCAAGCGACGTTTTAGAAAGCTACGTAAATTTAGAAAAAGCTGTTGGTGCCGACAAAGTTGTCTTGCCTAGCGCCGACACTGATTTACGCGAGTGGGACGGCTGGTCAAAGCTTGGCACTCCGGATGAAGCTTCGGCCTATGAGCTAAACGCTCCCGAAGGTTCTGAGAATTATGATCAAGGCCTATCTGATTGGTTCCGCGAAGTTGCTTACGAAAACAAGATGCCTGCATCGATGGCACAGGCCATGCACGACAAATTTGTCGAGCGCATGGGCCAAGGCCAAGTTGATCAATCTGAGTCAATAGACCAGCAAAATGAGCAATGGCATAGCGAACTCCAAAGCAAATTTGGCACCGCTTTTGATGAGCGCGTCGCCGCCGCCAATTCGGCAGTCCGAGAATTTGGCGGTGAAGAGCTACGCGATGTATTAAACCAAGCAAACCTTGGAATGAACCCTGTAATAATTAACGCTTTATCAAAAATTGGCGTTGCCCTTGGCAAGGGTCCACAGTTTAAAGACAGCGAAAGTGCGGGGCAATTCGGCACGACGCCAGACATGGCGAAAGAGCAAATTGCTACAATTCGGTCTAACCCCGGATTAATGGACGCTTCGCATCCAGAACATAAAGTCCTCAACCAAAAGTTGACGCGACTGACAGAATTGGCTTACGGGACTGAACTCGCAAGCTAAACCAGATAACCCCAAGCGGGTCTGGGCAAGACGGCGGGATAGACCGCGCAGGGTCCGACACCGGGCAACCCTTTAACCATCTTTATTTTAAACCAACGCAAAAGGAGAATTGACCATGTCAGTTCAAATTACGACTGCGTTTGTTGAGCAATATAAAGGTAACGTCGAACACCTCGTTCAACAGAAGGGTTCCCGCCTTCGTGACTGTGTTTCTTTAGAGACAGTTACAGGCAAGAACGCTTATTTTGAACAGATTGGTTCAACGTCCGCTCAACAACGCACTTCACGACACGCCGACACCCCGCGTATGGACACCCCACACGCAAGACGCCGTGTCTCTTTAGTCGATTATGACTGGGCCGACCTCATTGATTCTGAGGATCGTGTTCGTATGTTAATTGACCCAACAGGTCCGTATTCCACGGCCTGTGCCAATGCAATGGGCCGTTCTATGGACGACGTTATCGTGGCGGCGGCTGACGGCACTGCCTTTACGGGCGTTGCTGGTGGCACATCTACTGCATATGCGGCGGCAATGACTGTCGATGTCCAAGTTGGTATTTCACCAGCGGCTGACACTGGCTTAAACATTGGCAAGCTTCGTGCGGCTAAGAAAAACCTAGATGCGAATGAGGCAGAGGACGATGACCGTTACATGATCATCAACGCTATGCAACTGTCAAATCTGTTGGCTGAAACTGAAATTACTTCAAGTGACTTTAACACCGTTAAGGCGTTGGTCGCTGGCGAAGTAAATACTTTCATGGGCTTTATGATTAAGCGCACCGAACGTATTGCAGTGGATTCTAATTCTGACGATAAAGTTTTGTACTGGCAAAAATCCGGTATGAAACTAGCCGTTGGTGCAGAGCCAACCGTTAAAATCTCCGAGCGCGCAGACAAAAACTACGCGACTCAAGTTTTCACATCGATGTCAATTGGTGCAACCCGTATGCAAGAAGAGCTTGTGGGTTACATCGAATGTCATCCGAGTTAAGGAGGGTTTGAAATGGCTGTAACAGTACAAAAATCGACTGAATACACAAACGTAACTGCAACACCACCCGTTAACAATAATACGACGGAACAACACGGTGTTGTGCGTATTGCGTTTTTCACCCACGATCAAGACGGAACTGGTGACACCGGGTCTAGCGTTGCCTTGGCACGTTTACCCGCTGGCCGAGTTCGGCTCTTAACATCGATGTCGAAAGCCTACGTCAACTGGACAACGAGTTCAGCGACGTTGGATTTAGGCTGGGACGCTTATACAAACCAAGCTGGAACTGCCGTAGCGGCAGACCCAGACGGGTTGGTAAACGCCTTAGACGTTGACACAGTCGGTTTCCAAACATTTGAAGGGGCCATCGCGGCGAACCTTCTTATGGGCGGAGCCTACGTGTTTGAGTCACAAGATGGCGTCGTAATTCGTGCGACGGCAACGGACAATGCACAAGTTTCTGGCGACGATCTCGTTGGATACTTAGCTTATGTCGTTGATTAAATTGATTGGGGGGCTTCGGTCCCCCTTTCTTTTTTTTAGGAAATAAAATGGCAACAACGTTTGTTGAAATTGCAAATCGGGCAATCACGTTTTTGGGGGCGACGCCAATTACGTCTTTAGATGACGACACTAAAGAAGGGCGAGCATGCAAACGGCTGTTTGAGCAAACACGCGACCAGTTGCTCCGCGATCATCCGTGGAATTTTGCGGTTAAACGGGTCGCCCTTGCCGCAAATACAACGGCTCCAATTTTCGAGTACACCAATGCTTTTGATTTTCCGAATAACACACTTAGAATTATAGAGGTCAATACGACTGAAGAATGGGCCGTTGAGGGTCAGCAAATCGTTTCAGATGCGGCGGCTCCGCTTGAAATCGTTTATATTGAGCGTGTCACAGACCCAAATCTTTTTGATACAAAGTTCATTGAGGCTTACTCGCTTCGCCTTGCCGCTGACATTGCATACGACATAACGGCATCGCAAACCGTCGCTGCAACGGCTGAACAGAAATTCGCGTCCATGCTTAAAGAGGCGCGGTTAGTAGATGCACAGGAAAGTTTGTCGGCTGATGAACAATCGTGGCTTGATGTGAGAGTTTAAATATGAGCCGCGTAAGCGTTATCGCAACCAACTTTACCGCTGGTGAGTTATCAGAAGAACTGTTTGGCCGCGTCGATATTGCAAAATACAACAATGGTGCGGAGACATTAGAGAACTTTATGGTGATGCCGCATGGCGGTATTTCCCGGCGACCCGGCACACGATTTGTCAAAGAAGTCAAATCATCGGCGGCGAAAACACGCTTAATCCCATTTGAATTTTCAACGACACAAGCTTACTGCATTGAACTTGGGAATTTGTATGCTCGATTTTATAAAGAGCAAGGGGCAATTTTAGAGGCCAACAAGACAATCTCTGGTGCGACCAAAGCTAATCCGTGCGTGATCACCGCGACAAGCCACGGATATTCAAACGGCGATGAAGTTTACATAACAAGTGTCGTCGGCATGACCGAGCTAAACGGCAAATATTATAAGATTAAAAACAAGGCAACGAACACGTTTGAGCTAACTGATATTGACGACGTTAACATAAACTCAAGCGCATTCACGACTTATGGTTCGGCGGGAACGGCTGCACGGGTTTACACCATAGCGACAACGTTTGAAACTGACGACCTTTTTGACATCCAATTTGCTCAATCGGCAGACGTTCTTTATCTTGCTCACCCGGATTATGCGCCTAAAAAGATTTCTCGGACTGCCCACACAACGTGGACAATTGAAGACGTTGTTTACACGGACGGGCCATATCAAGACGAAAATTTAACGACGACGACACTTACTCCAAATGCGACGACAGGATCAGCGAAAACAATAACTGCATCAGCCGTTACAGGCATTAATGGGGGGGCTGGATTCGCGGCAACGGACGTTGGGCGGCTAATCTCCATTGGGCACCAAGCCGCCGCTTGGGCGGCATCTACGAGCTACGCGGTTGGCGTCGTCAAACGCAACTCCGGCAATGTCTATGAATGCATTAAGGCTGGGACATCTGCCGGGTCGGGTGGGCCATCTGGCGAAGGCGATGAGATTGTTGACAATAACGTCACATGGAAGTTTTTGCGCGATGGTGGTATCCAGTGGGGGTACGCCACAGTCACTGCTTTTACAAATACTACGGTTGTCGTCGTCACGGTTGATGCGACATTTGGGGGCACAACTGGCGAAACAAAATGGCGCTTGGGTGCATGGTCGGGAACGTCCGGTTATCCCGCCGCTGTCGCCTTTTACGAACAACGATTGTTTTGGGCTGGATCAACCGAGCAACCACAAACATTGTGGGGATCGAAATCCGGCGACTATGAAAACCACACGCCCGGCACACTAGACGACGACCCCGTGATTTATACTTTGGCGACAGATCAAGTCAACGCGATCCGCTGGCTGTCACCCGGCAAGGTCATGGCTGTCGGCACTGTTGGCGGTGAGTTCGTCATATCGGGCTCGACAACGAGTGACCCGCTAACACCGACAAACGTCCGCGTCGTCAGAGAAGGCACACGCGGGAGCCACACACACAAGCCTGTGCGTGTAGACAACACGGTTATTTTTATACAACGCCAACAACGAAAGTTACGCGAGTTTACCTACGCATTTGAATCAGACAGCTACCAATCTCCTGACCTAACGATCTTGTCTCCACAGGTTGCGAAGGGCGGCATATCTGAAATTGCATATCAGCAAGAGCCAAACACAACAATTTGGGGTGTAAAGGCTGACGGTCAATTGGTTGGCCTCACATATTTGAGAGATCAGCAAGTCATAGCTTGGCATCGCCACAAGATCGGCGGCGTATCTGGCGCGTGTACTATCACCGTTGATGATTTTGCAAACATAGCGGCAGGCACAGTTTTAAAATTTACAAAGTCTAACGGGCAAACAGTGACGTTCACCAGCGAGGCGGCTGGCAGTGGCGCACCAGCCGACACCGATTTTGGCTTCCGGCCAAACGAAAGCAACAATACAACCGCTGACAATATATTCACGCGCATTAATGCTCATGCAGATTTCACAGTGGCGAACCCTGCCGCCGCTGTCGTTACAGTCGAAGAAACACTCCGCAAAGGGGCCGCGCCGCTTACGGTCGAATCAAGCGACACGGCGAGGCTAACTACAACAAACCAAGAGATTTCAATAGTTGAGAGCTTGTCCGTCATACCATCGTCAAATAATGGCGAGGAAGAGTTGTGGATGATTGTGCAACGAACCATCGATGGCGTTACCCGGCGATACATTGAATTTATGGAAGCGACTTTTGATACGCGGGAAAGTTCAACCAAGAAAAATGCTTTTTTCATCGATAGCGGCCTCAGTTACAATTCGACAGCGACAGCAACAATTTCTGGCCTACATCATCTTGAAGGACAAACAGTCAGCATACTTGGCGACGGCAGTGTTTATGCGGCGCAAAGCGTGACATCTGGCGGCATATCAAGTCTAGCTCCGGCAGTTTCTGAAGTTCAAATTGGGTTAAGCTACGAAAGCATTGTTAAAACATTGCGGCCAGAAGCCGGGGCCGACGATGGAACCGCCCAAGGCAAGACCAAGCGGGTCTTTGATTTGACGGCGCGGTTTATCCAAACGCTTGGGGCCAAGGTTAGCGAAGACGGCATTAATTATGATGAGATCCAATTTCGGGCGGGTTCCAGTTCAATGGACGGGTCGCCACCCTTGTTCAGCGGCGACAAACAAATACAATTTCGGGGCGGCTGGGAAACAGAAGGTCAAGTTTACATTAAACAAGACCAGCCACTTCCTATTCACATCACCGCGATATTAACGCGCTTAGTAACAAACGATGGATAATTAAATGTGTGAACCGATTTCAATGTTTGGAGCGGCGACAGGGGCATCAGGGCTTTCGGCGGCGGGGACTGCTGCACTTGCCGGGTCTGGATTAACTGCGTCTTCAGTTGCCGCGTCTAGCCTGCTTGCAACTGTGCCGGGCGCGTATGCTACAACTGCCGCGACATCTGGCTTGTTTGGATCGGCGGGGGTTTTCGGTTTAGGGCAAACGGTTTCCACCTTGGGCGCGGCCAGCGGAATATTTGGTAGTATTTACTCAAGTCAAACACAACAGGCAAATTACGATTATCAAGCCCACATGGCAAATTACAATGCCGCTATTGCTGACAATAATGCGGTGATGGCAGAGCAAGCCGCTGAATTTGAGGCCGACCTTTTCGACGACAGGTTAAAACGATTGATGTCTAAACAAACAACGAAATATGCGAAGTCTGGCGTCGTCATAAATCAAGATACCCCGCTAGATGTTGCCGCTGATACCAGTTCTGAAGGCGCGTTGGAGCGTCTTGCCATTTTGTACCGAGGCCAGAACGAAGCAGATGCCAGCCGAGCGTCGGCAGTCGGTCAACGTTTTGCCTCAGTTAATGCGAAGCAAAATGCGTCGAGAGCAAAATATGGCGGCTATTTAAACACTGCTACGGCAGCGGGTAAGGGCGCGTATAACTTAGGATTATTAACGTAATGGCTGTCATCCCAACTTTCCAAAGGCAACAAGGGCTTCCCCGCTCAACAGGCATGACCGGGCTTCCTGCCGTCAAGATCGATGACCACATTGGCAACGCTTTAGGGAATCATAGTCAAACAGCGACGGCTATTGGGGGCAAGCTAGTAGAGGCCCAAGCCGTTAGCGAAGTGTCTACGGCGACGGTATCAGCGCAACTTAAACTCGCTGAATTAGAAACAAAGCTTTCAAAGCAAGATGGCATCCTTGCAGGGCAAAATTTTGCAGGGGAGGCCCAAACTATTTATGACAATGCCGCGTCGATTATTGCTACGCCTCAAGGCCGCAAGATGTTTGATCGTAGTTGGGCGACACTCTCGACCAAGTCTCAAATTGACGTTAAAGCGGCAGGTAACAAAAGAAAAATTGAAAGTTTAAATGGAGATTTAATAATAAATCTTAATAGCCTTTCAAATGGCTTTGGTGCAAAAGGCAATAAAATTACAACAAGCATGGCATTAACGACAGGCATACAAAGCATTAATAATGCGGTTATGACTGGTGTTATAAAGCCTGCCGCCGGGGCAAAGTTAAAAATTAAATTTCAAGAAGACATGAGTTTTAAAGCTGTTCTTGGATGGTTGAACACCCGACCTGTGGGGTCAATGGTTGACGCTTTTAAACAAATGAACACAGGCAATTTTAAAGACCCTGAGACAGCAATGGCGTTTGCGGGTTTGGGCCCAGAAAAAATACGAACTTTGTTAAGTGGGCAAATCACTAATATTAGCCGCATGGACGCTCTACAGGCTAAGAAAGAACAACAAGAAGAAGACGATTTAAGAAAAGTTGCGAAAAGTGGGATGCTAGATTTTTATGATGTTAAATTAAATGAAGGTCTAAATGATGCACAAATAACAGCTAGACGGGCAAAGATATTAAGTGAGTTAGTTGATAACGCAGAAATGTCGCCGACCACATATAAAACAATGCTTGATGAGAACAACGGCGTAAATGCTAGATTTGACGATCCAAATAAATCAACAGCCTTAAAAATAAAAATATTTAGAACTCCGCATTTAGTCACTGTTGGTGAGATTGTAGGAAGCGGCCTTTCAAATACAGATGAATTAATTACTCTTTTAAATGCAAAACAAACAGGGCGAATGGGCAGAGCAAAAGAACTAATCAAATCAAGCGGCGCTTTCGTCCCGGCAAATATGGCTGAAGCACGGTTAAAGGGCGATGCGTTTAATGCCGCGCAAGCTAATATTTTTTCTAAAATTTTAGAAATGGAAAATGACGCAAGAGACTTAGGGACACCATTTGACCCAATTGAAGAAGCTAAAGACCTAATTGAAGAGTTTGTAGGTGACCCGGATAATGTTGCGGAGTTACGTGAATCGGCGACAAGTTATTTAGCTTCTTTAGGTATTAATCGGCTAGAAGATGTCCTCGTATACAAAAGCAATAACCGGAATCTAACTATTTCTGAAAAAACACATATCGACAAGCAAGCTAGAAGGGCTTTCCCCCAATGAGTCTTGATGACCAATATCTCGCTTTCCAAGATGCAATGCACAATCCCCCGCCTGCACCGCCTATTAATGTTGACGCAGTTGAGCAACAAGTGGGCGGCGATTTAAGTACAGATGGGGCCGCGCCTGCACCCGCGCCTGCGCCTGTAGTCCCGGAATTTAGAAACCGTTTGGATGCTTCAGACCCCTTCGGTGCCTTACCAGTTGACCCCGTCGAAAACATGGTTGCCAATCCGTCATCTGCATATCCTGATGGATTGCCATCGCTGACTAATCGCACACCAAGCAAGCGGGAAGATGTGCGCTTTAATACAATTGAATATCTTATGGAAAACCACGGGTTAGATTTGTACAAAGCCCGGAGGATGTCAGAACAACTTTGGGGGAACCCTGATGGCGAATTTAACAGTACGGCCTTGGGGCTGGGCATAGCAGACTTTCTAGGCGGTGAATTTGTCTTCGGTGTCGATGAAGGCGTTCGTCAAGTTAATCAAGGGCTAGAAACTGGAAGCGCGGCAGACGTTGCTATCGGTGGTGCCGTTGCCGGGCTTAGTTCTTTAGAGGGCATTCCTTTAGCTGGAGCCGGGGTTAAGGTTGCGCGTAAAGCACTGACATCTGACGCTGTCCAAGATTTCTTTTCAAATGCAGTGACCCGGTTTAACAATAACCAGTCGCCAATTCCTGTTGGCATGAGCATTGAAGACGCTGGGAAAGGTGCGCTTGTCCCGGCACAGGCCGCTCCAGCGGCTGAAGGATCAAGAGCGCACAAAGTTCCACATCAACTTCTTGTCGTTGGTACAGGGGAGAAACCACTTACTCCTGTTACGCAATCTTTTTCTCCAGCCAATAAACAAGCAAATATTGAAAACATAACGACTACAAAATTAAATCATCCAGAAGCCCTTGCGTCAGAAAGCAATTGGAATCTTGCAATGCAAGATAGCCTTGGAGGAGATTTCACAGTTGCGGCTCCACAACAAGCAATAGCCTACGTTTCTAACCCTCAAATGGTTGCAGACAAAATTAGTAAGCTAACTCCTGAATTAAAAGTTGGGGTTGATAAAGGGTTTGCTCACGTTGAAACAATAAAAAATATATATCAAAGTGGGAATGCCGATGAACGAATGACAGGCAACCTATTTACTTGGGGCATTCTTTCTAGAGGGGCTGGCCCTGTCCAACAAGAAGCCGCATTTATTGACATAATTGACGCGGCGGCTCCATTTATAGACGCGGCAATAGGCGGCAAGTTTGATGCTAAAATGCTTACTTTATGGGAACAAAAAATAGGAAAATTTGGTGACGTTAATAATTTACCAGAAGGCTCACCAGCGCGTCAGGTAACGATGAATGTAAACGCGGCAGGAAAACTGTTAATGGAGTTAAGTAAGCCTCATGCAACTGGTGGAACTAATCTTTCAGTTTTGCATAACATGATATCAGATTTCGATTTGTCTGGCCCACAAGTAAGAAGAAGCTTTATGGAAATGACTGATAAAGCAGGGATCGATAATAAAGTTGTATCCTTTACATTATTAGTTTCTGGCCGAAATGATTTACTTGTTATGGATAGAATACAAAGCCGTCACCTTTGGGACGATGGCCGCTACGAAGGAAAAAACATTTATGATGGGTTTGCAAAAGAGGGGTCAACTGCAAAAGAAGGGCTTCACGGGGTTATGCGTGGGCCAAGAGGGTTGCTCTTAACAGAAATGCTTGAAGACGGAATGAAAAATTCTGTAGCGGAAGGATATCGTTTAGCTGGTCGTGAAGGCGAAGGTTCCCTTGGAAGATTCCATTGGGAAAGCTGGGTTATCGAAGGAGAGCAAGTTGTAAGCCATGACACGTTAGCGGCTATACCTACAGGCAATCCAATCGGGCATAGTGTTACTGAAGGGAAGCGAGGAACTTTTTCTTCTGGCACTCGGTACATTAGAGGCGAAAAAGCTTCGGTTATTGAATACCCATTATCAGACGGCTCAGTTGTTTACCTATCCCCCCCAAGACAAAAAGAGTTTGAAGCCTTTATTAAAAATCCGAAGAATGGTATAGTTCCTAAAGGATTTAAGGTAAGCCACGCGACAGAAGTCCCGTGGTATGAATTGCCGGGAATAGATAGGGAGAAATTAGATGATGCCGCCAGACAGTACGAAAACGCTGGACCCGATGGAACAATTCAAAGCGGCTCTTAGTGGCCTGTCACAAGTGCCAACACCCCTTGATGATGCCGATGATGAAAACCCTGTAGAGGAAGACGACCCAAATGGCAGTTGACCCCCTAGCCCTAGCACCTGACCCAACTCCAACCCCGGTATCACAACCGGGGTTTTTTGATGGGCAAATGCCATCGCCTGACATAAACATGGACATAGAAAGCATCCCTCAAGTTGACATGAATAGCGACCTTGGCATTGATACTCCCCCGCCGCCACCAGTAGAAGAACAACAGGTTGCTGGCCTTGGAAGTATGCTGACACAGCCGTTAAAACGTCTGCTCAAAGGTGGGGCAAAGACAGAAACCCGCATTGGTGACATTGCCGGGCAAGGGCCAACATCTGGTGAGATCGGACCCTACACAGTTTTCCGTGAGGCTTCTCCAGATGAAGTGTTGGAGTTTCAGACATTAACAGGGAAGACCTCTGGAGCCCCAAGCCCTACTAGAACGCAACGCGCTGAAGGCATACCAACAGCCGAGTTTAATCTTGAAAACATTGATGGGCCCGACGCTTTAAAAGCTACGATTGATAACATCTCGACAATGTGGACAGACGCTGGCCGGGCGGCAGGGCGCGGCAAAATGACGTTTGAGGAGACAAAGTCTCTCGCCGACGATATGGGTTTGGGCCCAACGGTTGAGCGGTTGTTAAAACGCGCTGACGGGACAGCTTTTAATGCAGAAGAAATTACGGCGTCTTTGCAGGCCGTTGCGACCTCGGCAATGGAACTTAACCGTTTAGCTAAGATTGCAGCAACAACAACGGACACACGCGATCTTTTAAAGTTTAGACAACATCTATCCTTCCATTCTGCAATTCAGATTCAGATGAAGGGGGCGCAAGTTGAAGCTGGCCGCGCTTTAGCCGCGTTTCGTATCCCTAGGGGCGTTGGCCCCGAAGTTGACGCGCAAGCCTTGCAAGACATTATGGGCGAATTTGGGGGAGCCAACTCAGTTCGCGATATGGCAAAGTCATTTCTTGCGTTGCCGACACAAGCGCAACGAAACAAATTTACCTATTCAGCTTATGACAAGGTTAAAGGCGCTTGGTTTGAAATTTGGATTAATGGGCTTTTGTCTGCACCCGGCACACACGTAGTCAACATGGCTGGAAATGCAGTTTTCCAAGCTGTCCAAATTCCAGAACGGTTACTTGCTGGGATGATCGGCCAAGGGCGTCAAGTATTAGGCTCAAAAGCTGAACGCATCTTTATGCAAGAAAGCGTTGCCGATATTATTGGGCTTGTCCAAGGCATTGGCGATGGGTTCCGGCTGGCAAAAGAAGCATGGAAAACAGAGGCTCCTGTTAGAGACGTTGTCAGTAAGATTGAGAGCGCGTCACGCCGAATGATAACCGCCGAGAATCTAGGTGTCGATTCTGAAAACTTTTTTGGCAAAGGCATTAATTATCTAGGGACTGCAATTCGTTTGCCGGGCCGCGCTTTGATGGCTGAAGATGAGTTCTATAAAGGCATCGCATATCGCCGGGAACTTAATTCTTTGGCTACGCGCAGAGCTTTAGAATTGAAGCGAAACGGAGCAACACCAGACGAAATTGCGGAAGCCCTTGAAGATATAATGATGGGGAAAAATACTGAAATATCGACAGCGGCTGAAGACTTTGCCGCATATGCTACTTTTACGAACCCGGCAAAAGGGGGCATCCCGACAATCGCGGCGGGACTGCAAAGCACACTAATAGGCCGGATGTTAGTCCCGTTTTTTAAAACGCCTTATAATATTCTTTTAGCTGGATTAGAACGATCTCCGATTGGCTTTATCCAAGCGATTGCTAACGCTAAAGACCCCATAAAAAGAGATATGCTGATTTCACGGGCCAGCCTAGGAACAGGCGTAATGGCTTGGGCCGGGTCACAATACGTTGAAGGGGGCATCACAGGTAGTGGCCCGTCAGATACGGCGCTAAGAAAACAAATGGAATCTATTGGCTGGAAACGATGGTCAATGGTTACGCCAAAAGAAGGAATAGAAAAACCGCGCTGGATACAAATTGGGCACACACAAATACTCCACCCGGATGATGTCCATTACACCAGCTATGCCCGGCTAGAACCTGTGTCGTTTATTCTTTCTGTGGCGGTGGACACTACCGAGAGATTCCGCTGGCCGACAGCGAGCCAAACCGAATTAGAACAGATCGGCTTGTCTGCCGTTGATGTTATTTTTAGTTACATGAAAGACCAAAGCGTCCTTTCTGGGTTTGCGGATATCGCGAGTATAATCACAAGTCGAAACGTGAAAGCATTAGAGCAAGGTGTCGCTCAGTCTTTGCAACGAATTGTCGGCTCTCAAATCCCCTACAGTTCTCTATTAGCAAATATTGAACGGGTTTCTGGCGACCCGACAATGGAAAGCATAATCCCAGATAGAAATATTCCAATGGGGCTAAGAGATTTATATGCTGGCCTTCGCAAGATGGATGGCCGAAACCCATTTGCAGAAAGCGAAGATGGGGCTCCTATACTTAAAGATCGCTTTGGGCAACCACGGCTTCAAAAGGGCACGAAAGTAAGGGAAGCAATTCTGCCGCCGTTCATCTCTGACATCATGGGGCAAGATGAAGAGAAGATAAAAGCTGACCCTGTTATGTTGGAAATTCTTGCGGCTGGTATCCCATTAACAATGCCTAAAAGAAAAATAGATTCCGTTCCATTAACAGCAAAAGAATACGATGTTTTGGTTACGTTTGCGGCGGCTCCACCGCCAGTAATGGTAGGCAACCGATTTATTGAAACACCGACTTTTTACGAAGCGATGGCCGAAATGACATCAGATGAATCATGGGCAGAATTAAAGACCCCCGACAAGCAAACGTTAATTAAAGGGCTTGATTCTGATTACAAAGCAATAGCCAAAGACTTAATTCTTTATGATGAACGGTACGCTGAACAGTTTGCAGACCTTCGCCAAAAAGTTGAAGCCCAACGAAATATTAGAGAAAATGCAGGAAGGCAAATCCAATGACCGTTTCATCCACCACGACATCCGTAAGCTTCACTGGCAACGGAAGCACGACCAGCTTTGCGGTTACGTTTCCGTTTCAAGGGACTGGCACATCGTCAGAGTTAACCGTTGTACAAAGAACGATTGCTACGGGCGCTGAAACAACCTTGAGCTATACCACGCACTACACGGTTACAGGCGGCAGCGGATCGACAGGAACTGTTGTCGCGGCATCGGCTCCGGCGGACTCCGTGCAATGGCACATTCGTCGTAATACAACGACGACGCAAACGGTTGATTATGTCACAAATGATCCTTTCCCGGCGGATACGCATGAGCTTGCATTAGATCGGCTGGCAATGGCCGGGCAAGAGCGTGACGGCGATATTGCTCAAGCATTTAAATATCCTGATACTTACACCGGGTCGGCTTCAACGACAGTTCCAGAGCCGAGCGCGAGCAAGGTCTTGGCATGGAACAGTGCAGCAAGTGCCCTAGAAAATGGCCCAACAACCACCGCTATAAGTGCAGCGGCAACAAACGCAGCGACAGCAACAACGAAGGCAAACGAAGCCGCCGCATCAGCTGTCACTGCGGCGAATTATGCAGTAAAAATAGACGGGGTTGCCGCAGCGTCGGACCACTCAAGTAAGGCTTGGGCCGTGGGCGGGTCAGGGGTTACGGATACTTCGGGAAAAGGAGCCTCAAAAGAATGGGCGACGGAGACATCTGGAACGGTTGACGGGACATCATTTTCGGCTAAAGAATATGCGGCTGGAACGCAAGCTTCAACAGGCGGCTCCGCCAAAGACTGGGCGCAAGACACCAACCAAGTAAACGGCGCGGGGACAAATGACCGAAGTGCTAAAAATTGGGCGCAAGGTGCATCAATGACGGGTTCCACACTTGGTGGCGCATCAAAAGATTGGGCAAGCCTAACAAGTAGCACAGTTGATGGAACTTTATTTTCTTCAAAAGAATACGCTCTTGGTGTGCAAGGATCAAATGGTGGATCAAGTAAGCAATGGGCGCTAGGCGGGGGGTCATCTTATACAGAAGGAACGGCGGTTGCTGGTGGTGTGTTTTCTGCAAAAAAGTATGCAGCTAATGCGGCGGCTAGTGCAGCGGTTGCCGCAAGTGGTCAGATATATAGTACGGTTGTAAACCAAACAGGTGCTACTATTTCTCCAGCATTGTCAGCGGATGGTACATACTTTCTATGCGATACATCTAGTAATAATATCACTGTTACACTCCCTGCGATTGGAACAAGCGAAGGTGTTAAATATGCGTTTCAAAAAACATCTGCATCTAACAGCTTAATCTTTGCAAGGTCTGGCTCAGACACGCTAAACGGATCAGCTTCTAACATTACGATGACAGATGTTAACGCACAAATTCAATTCGTCAGTGATGACAATAGCCCAGATAATTGGGTTGGAGTTAATCTGAGCCAAATAACAGTTGGATCAGGTTTAAGCAAAACAGGTTCAGTCGTTTCGTTGAATTTAACGCAAGACCAATCTTGGACAGGGAGCCAACGATCAACGCCAGTAACCAACACATCTGGCAGCTTTGATATGAATACAGGCAACAATTTTAATTATACACCGGGGGGCAACCAAGCGATTACGTTTACGAACATAACCGCTGGGCAAGGCGGCATTCTTTATGTTGTTAACTCTGGTCACACAATAACCAAACACGCTTCTGTTAAAGTAGATGCAAATCTTTTATCAACGGTTACGGCAGCGGGTACTTATATGCTTGGGTACTATGCCCCAACCTCGGCAATCATAGTAGTGACCAACAGCTTGGCGGTGACTTAACATGGTTGTAAGTATATTCTTTCCACCTTTGATGCCTGTTACTGCAAGCGGTCATATTATTCAGGGCAGTGCATTATTTGATGGTTCCAGTGGTAGATTAGGTAGAACATTTGACGCAGGGAGCAACCGCAAAAAGTTTACATTAAACGCTGTAACAAAAATAAACAATCCTACCAGTGGGTATCCGTTTGTGTTTAGCGCACATACGTCTAATACAAATCAAACGTCATTTAGATTTGATCCAAACGGTAAATTAACAATACTAGACTACGTCAATTCTGCTTACCCACTACATCTTATTACGACACAACAATTTCGTGACCCAAGCAGTTATTACGACATTACTTATTCTTACGATTCCACTGTTTCAACTCCAAGTTCTTCATCTATAAGGCTGTTTGTGAATGGCGTTCAGATAACAGATTTTGATACTGAAAATTATCCAAGCCAAAATGCAGAAAGTTTTTGGGGTACAAGTGGCAATCTTCACCAACTAGGCGCTCAGAACGCTGGTAATTATTCTAGTTCGTATTTTGCGCGGTTCGTTTACATTAATGACGCTGCACTAGACCCAACATCATTCGGTGAAACAAGTGAGGACGGATTTTGGCAACTAAATGATATATCCGAACTTACGTTTGGGGCGAATGGATTTGTAATTGAGGGATCAGCAATCGCGGCTGGTACTGATAGCAATGGAACTAACCAGCCCGGAGCTACACCAAACCTATTAATTCATTCTAATACAACAAACAACTCAACTACTGCTGTAAACTCTGGAGCAGACGGTTCTGCTGTGACGATGAACGGCAACACAAAACACGTTACAGCGCAGAAAGTGTTTGGAACATCTTCTATTTTATTCCCCGGATCATCTGGAGACTACGTGTCAATACCCGACACGGCTGCTACAGAGATGGGAGCAAGAGACTTTACTATCGAATGTCGAGTACGTTTAGATGCGGTAGACAGCTATCAGCGGTTTGTCAGTAAATACAACACGGCTACAAGTAAAAGAACTTGGTCACTTTCTTTTAGTAATGATGGCTCACTTATATTTCAAGTAACTGCGTCAGGCGGGACGGTTTCAATATCTGAGTCGTGGTCGCCTTCTGCTGATACGTGGTATGCGTTAAGAGTTACTAGAGGCGGCGGCAAAATTCAGTTGTATGTCGACGGCACACGATTAGGCTCTGGTACTGCAAACACAACAACAGTTGTAGATAATGATACACCGATTGAACTTGGGTCAAGAAACCTAGGCACTGCTGATCTTTTTGCAGGGCATATGGATGAAGTGATGGTGTTGATGGGAACAGCATTAACAACAGCGGCATCGTATACTGTACCTACTTTAGCTTATGATGTAGGAAATTCGTTTTTAAAAACCGGCTCAATAATTTCGACTTCAGATTCTCCGACGAACTCAGATGATGGGTACGGTAATTATGCAACTTGGAACCCCTTAATCTCAGAATTAAATTCTAGTAGAGTTTATGCAGATGGAAATCGTAAAGTCACGCTAAACAATGCTGACGATGGTGCTGAGACAACTATGTTTGTACCTGCCGGATCAAAGGGTTACTGCGAAATAACAGTAGACACTAATGCGGCGAACCCAACGGTTGGGATAAGGCGTAGCGACAGTCAAACAACTTTAAGCTCAACAAACTTATCGGGTGCGCTTGAATACGGTTACAGGGGCGCCAACGGACAAAAACGGGGTGGAGCCGCTTCTGCCGCAAGCTATGGGAATACCTTCACGGCAGGAGATGTGATCGGCGTCGCTATCGACACAGTTGCTGGAGCGGTTTGGTTCTCAAAGAACGGCACTTGGCAAGCTTCTGCTACTATCGGAGAAGTAAACGCAGGAACGACAACTAACGCAGCTTTCACAGGTCTTGCGGGATTTGGTTACACGTTTGCAGTTGCTAACTCAGCGAGTGGGACTACAGGAGACTCGTTCACAGGAAATTTTGGTGCAACTGATTTTGCATATACACAACCAACTGGCTTTATTGCACTATCAACAGCCAACCTACCAACCCCAATCAACCCAGATGATCACTTTTTCAGTGAAGTCGTAACGCATAATGGAACATCAACAGCAGCAACTTGCACGTTCAACTTAGATACATACGAGTGGCTTGCGATTATCAAGAATACAACGGGTGCGGTTGAGAAGTGGTATTGGATTGATAGTTTGAATGGCGTAAATAAATATTGGTCATCTAATGCTAATACAGCGATTTCATCAGATGCTAATGTTCTTTCGGTTTCTGGAACCCAGTTTTCATTGGGTTCGTCGCTTGGAGCAAAGAAGTACCTAGTTGAGTTTCACAGGGCAGGGCTTGCAAGCGCCACGGCAGCAAATACTGCTGGATCACTACATTCAACAAAAACTAGTTTTAACACTGAATCGGGCTTTGAAATACATCTCTATGAAGGAACCGGGGCTAACGCAACGCTCGGAAATCCGTTATCAAAAGCTCTTGATTTTATGATTGCAAAAAGATTAGACGGAACGGACAGGGCGCTGGCTTGGCATAAAGATTTAGACACACCGACAACAGGGTATCTAGATTTAGCTACAACTGCCCCTGAAGCAAATCACGCCAGCATTTGGAACTCTACTATACCAACTGCAACCTTAATTTCTCTTGGTACAAATTCAAATGTAAATAATGCGGGAACTCAAGTGTTATTTGGTTGGCACTCAGTTGATTCTTACTCACTGTTTTGGCGACATGAAGGCACAGCAAACGCTTCTGGCCCGTTTATTAACACGGGGTCTTATCCTAACGTCATTCTTACGAAAGACATAGATACGGCCGCTGACTCTTGGTACTACTTTAACGAAGCCCTCTCAGCCCCTAACCAATGGGGATACCCTTTACTCCTTCAAGCTACAAACGTGCCAGTGGATAACTCCGCGCTAGACGCAGTTTCTAATGGTATAAAATTACGTTCAACTAATTCACCAAACGTGGCTTCTTCTTACGTTGGTGCTATGTGGGGCGGCAGACCAATCCAAGGAGATGGGAAAATAAATCAAGGGCGCGCTCGTTAAATGGTAGAGCCAATCTCAGCAACTCTCGCAGCTATTGCATTGGTGAAAGCGGGATTGGAACACGCCAGTGATCTTAAAGATATTGGGTCATCTATTGATAATTTATTGAGCCAAAAAGATCAGAAGAAACCAGCCGAAACACAACAGCAAAAAGTGTTGAGACAGCGCACAGGTGAAGACGGTCAGGACGATACAAGTATATCAGCGGTAATGGATGAGGTGTTAGCAAAGAAATCACACCAGATTGCTCTAGATAATCTAGCTTATGAGATTAATAAGAAGTGGCCTACTGATCACGGCAAGCCTACAACTTGGGACATTATCCTCAAGGCCAGAGAAGATAAAATTGCGGTAGCTAAGAAAAACAGAATTAGAGAAAAAGCAAAATCTGATAAGTTTTTTGATACGGTTTTTATATGGCTGAAAAATATTACGATTTTGACTGTGTTTGCAATTCTAAGTGTAATTGTTGGCTATTATATTTGGATTAATAGATGCCAAGATACGGTGTGTTAGATGAAGATTTATACCGTAGGAGTGTATAACCAGACCGTCAGAAATTTTGTACGATCAGGTGAAGATTTACCTAACCACGTTCATATTAGCCCAGAATTTGCCGATGTTCTATATTTTGAACGTTGGGCCGATTCAGCGGATGATGCAAAAACGCGTATAGCAAGAGAATATCCAGCGACCCTTGGGTATGTAGTAGACTATGTAAAGAAAGTGAACGACTGATGAAAAAAACCGTTGCCGAGTTATCTAAAGATTTAGATTCACATGAACAAGTTTGTGGTGAGCGCAGCAAAAACATTGAACTTCAATTCGCGGGGGTTAATGCGCGGTTAAAACGGCTTGAAGTTATCATTATGTCTACGACAGCGGCCATAATCCTAATGCTCATAACTGTTGTCATGCAGGGTATGTAACCGTGCCAGAAATCGAACTGCCTCAAAGCTGGGTAGCTTGGGCCGGGTTCATAATCACGGTGACAATCGGCCTTGCCATACGCGACTGGGCAAGCGATCTAATCGCCGCGTGGAAGTGGAAAGCTACTCCGGGATTTGAGCCGATGGATACGTGTATTCTTGATGGCGACAAAGTTACTATCATCCACATCGGACTGCGTGAAACGATCTTTGAGCGTAACGGCAAATACGGTCGGACATGGCAATACATCCCATCATCTAAAATTACCAGCCATGAACTACGCCGGGTCGTCGGCGATGATCGAATGTTAGACCACAAAATTAACGGAGAACAAACATGACCAAATTTTTAGTCTTGGTTGCACTCTTCTTAGTCGCCAGTTGTAAGACAGTTATTTCACTCCCCACGTTCTATTCACATTCAGACCTTTTAAACGAAGTAAAAGAACTTGAGTCATTGTTGAGAATTGACTGATGTTATATGAACATTATTCTCAAATACCTCGGAATTATTCATCGTGGCCGTGGGACAAATGGTTCAGCCCAAAAGAATTTGCCTGTCGGGGCTCAGGCTCTTTGCTTGTGGTTCCTAGCTTCCTTGACGCTTGCGAGCGGCTACGTTCTGTGTTTGGCGGTCCTCTTACCGTTAATA